ACTAAACCTTCATATGATTCTATTTTAATCACACCAACACCTTGAGTTCCTGTAAGTGTTTTTAATATAATAGGAAACTTACCACCAACTTTATCTAAAGCAGTTTTAATATTATTTTCATTAGAAACAAAAGCTGTTCTTGGTGTAGGTAAACCATATTTCTCAAATAATAATGCTGTTGTTAATTTATTGTCACACGTTAGCATTGATGCTCTAGTGTTAATCATAAATGCTTGTGAGTTTTGGAAAGATGATATTAAAGAAAGACCAGCCTCATCTTCTAGTGCACCACCTCTAACAAAACAAATAGTATCTCTACCTACAAAAGTATGTTCACTATTTTTACCATCATAATTATATACAGTTAGTGTATTTTTATCTTCGTCTTTTGCTGTGATGATTGTTGATTTAGTATTTACAATAATACACTTGATACCTTTTTTCTTACAAATTTTTGTAAGAAGTTCGGCAGTTGTATTTTCTTTAGGGTCTTTTGAATCAGCGACTGTGACAATCGCTACAGTCATAGGTTTGTCTCTACGACTTACATCTGTTTCTGTTAAAAATTCTTTAAACTTCGGTACTTGCATTCTCAGTATTATCCTTGGCCTCAACTTTTTTTCCTATATTATATTTGGCTGATAAGTTCCACTCTTTCTTTTCTTTAAAAGGTAATACTTTGATTTGAGATAGTGGTGCTTTGTTTTCTGCTTTTGTCTTATCCACTATATCTATTAAATTCCAATCTTGCAATAAAATAGAGATTGTATTTCGTCTTTGAATATCGTTCTCTGTTAATGTTGCTTTTTTACCATCAAGTGCAAATAATTCTTTGAAATGTGTGATGAAATATTTTCCTTGTTTGTGTAAGATGTGGCAACTTTGAAATAAAGTTTTGTCTTTTCTACTCGCAACACCTATTCTAGTTAAAGTCTCTCTAATCTTTAAAAAGTCATCTGGTTGCTTTATTGTGACCTCTAACATACTGTCAGCGGACCAATTGATTGCTTCTTCGCTCATCTTTTTCTCCCACCTTTAGATAAGGTATTCTTAATTAGTTCAATTTGTTCCTCAGTTAGTATGTTGAGAGCGTCTTTTGCTTTCTCATTGCTATAACCATAATACTCTTTTACATACTCTAAATTCTTCAATTTGGCTTGTGATAACCACTTGCCACCAAATCGCTTCTTTTTTCTAATACTATTTATGTAAAAATGGAATTGTATTTTTTTATCTAGGAAGTGATAACCATTCATTTCATTTGCTTGAGCAATACAATCATAATGAACGGAAAGACACTTATTGATTACAAAAGGTGGGTATTTTTTAACCCAAGTTTCGTCATTTGTGTCTAATAAATTTTGTTTTGTAAAATTGATTGCGTTTAGATAATCTTTCAATTCGTACATAATATAAAACTTTCACTATTTTTTTAAATGTTTATTATGACCTTTGTGTGAACCCATATAGTAATCGCCTGGTTCATAATCCCAAACTTTACCGTGATGACCTCTCACATCTGCCCAAAACATTCTTAACTTAACTATCAATGTTCTGAATAATGTTCTTCTCGCCATTTCTCTTATAACTCCCTTTACCTTTTTTAGGTCTTACTATACGAGGTTTGTACTTTGGTGTTCGTACATCTTTGGCGATAGGGTTTGTTTTAAAGATTCTATTAAAACCATCCCTATATTTGTCATTGGATATTCTACTTTTACCATCCCACTTACCAGGCATAATATAACTCTTTGTTCCTATTTAGTTTATTTAAATTTACAACCCGCCATTATCTCTGTTAAACAAGCGACCATATTGATCTCTTGGTCAGCGACAAACGCAGACTTGTATTGATACCCAGCGATAATCAATATCGCTTGAGGTATAGACTTCGCATCTAGCGTAGTATATAGCGTCTCATACAACGTCTTAAACAAGGAAGACGCCTCTTTATCAAGGTTTTGTACTACCCACTTTCTCATGTCGTTAAATCTCTTATCTTTGAGAATCTTAACAAGTTCTTTAGTGTTAGCCTCACCTAGATTAAATAATATACCACTATCAATTTTACCCCTTACAGAATATCTTTGTAGTTCGTTTATAGTTCTACGAAAGTCAGGATAATATTTTTGTATTAGTTCTGCCAATACCTTCTTATCAAACCCTATCTTCTCATCTTTAAGCACACTCTCTAGTCTTTTAAGAAAGGCAGTGGCAGTCTTTACTCTTTGACCATTTACAATTTTAAAATCAACTACCGTACATCTACTATGTAGCGCAGGTATAATTTTGTTTTTGTAATTACAGGTAAAGATAAATCTACAATTTTTATAAAATGTTTCAATGAAATTACGAAGCGCAGGTTGAACACTATCAGCGTTCATATAATCTGCCTCGTCTATGATAACAACTTTGTGATTTGCGTCTTCTGTTAGTGATACTGTAGAAGCAAAGTTTTTAATTTTACTTCGTACAGTATCTATTTGTCTACCTTCGTCAGAACCATTGATAATGATATAATCACTACCTAGTTCTTCACAGAGTGCTCTGGCGACAGTCGTCTTACCAGTACCAGCGCTACCCGATAGAAGCAAATTCGGTATTTCTTTTTGTTTTAGAAATTGTGTAAAGGTATTCTTTAGTTCTTCTGTAAGAATACAATCTTTAATCTTTCTTGGTCGATACTTTTCGACCCATAAAAAATCGGACATTTACAACCCCCTTAAAATTCAGAGTCAGGTTCTAAAGCGATCCAATATTGTACAGGTTTATTTCTGTTTACAAAATGAGAAATCTTTGCTTTTGATATTGCAACATCATAATCATCAACGATTTGTTTAAAGTTCTCCGTTCTAAAATACGCAGTAAACTTCTTATCGCTCTCACCAACATCAATAGAATATTGATTAGATGATTTGTTTTTCTTATCTGTCGCAATCATTTTGATTGTCTTACCATCACCTTTAACAGCAACATCTGGTAGATTTAATGTAGTAGTACCTTTCATTAATCTAGCAAAGTTATCTTTAGTGATTGTAAAATCAACAAACTTATCTGGCATTGATATACCTTTAGTAGGCGCAACAATAACAGATTTGTCTGCAAAGAAATATTTGATTGATTGTCTTTGTTGAGATATATTTACATACCCACCACCGTTAAATTTAAGTTCTGGTTTCTCAAATAATTCAACCGATCTTAAAAACTCTGGTAAGTCATATATCGCAAACTCGTCTTCAAACTTTTCACTCACCTCAGCCTCTGCCAAGATGTTTTTCATAGTAGAAATAGTTTGTACTTTATTCCCTGGTTTAACCAAAATGTTTTGATTAATATCAGAGAAGTTTTTTAACACAGCAACTGTGTCACTTGATAGGTTCATACTTCACTCCGTTTCATAATTTAATATAATATAAGTTTATCATAGTTTAGTTTTTTTGTCAATGTTTAGAGCTTTGATAAAACGTGTTCTGGTGATGAAACTGTATAAGGGTCATCATCATCACTGAAATCATTTTGACCTGGTTCAATAAACATATTTTCTATTGTACCATTATTAACAATCGCAGCATATCTCCAACTTCTCATACCAAAACCTTGTTTAGGTTTATTTACTAACATACCCATTGATCTAGTAAATGTACCATCGCCATCAGGTATCATCTTAACATTTTTAATACCTAAATCTCTAGCCCAAGCATTCATAACAAATGCGTCATTTACAGATACGCAATATACATCATCAATTCCTTTGTCTTTAAATTGAGAATACATTTCGTCATATGTAGGTAATTGTTCACCAGAACAAGTTGGTGTAAAAGCGCCTGGTAAAGAAAATATAACAACTTTCTTATCACCAAATAATTCTTTTGTAGATACATCTTTCCACTCGCCACCTATGAAAGTACAACCGCCTTTTTCATCTGTGTCGCCAATTCTAAATTTAAAAATGTGATCTATGATTAGTTTCCACTTGTCCATAATATAATTACTCCTTTTATAATATATCCATTATATACAAAAAGAGCGCTAAGTCAAGTCTCAGCGCTCTCTCTATTTAAACTAAATGTCTTTGACTATATTCCATTACTTAATCTCAATAGTCTTTAGTTTTTTCGCTTCTGGTACTATTTTTTCCATTGATACTTTTAACATACCATCTTTTAACTCTGCGCCTTTGATTTCAACATCATCAGCGATTGTAAAAGATTTTTTAAAGTATCTTTTTGAGATACCTTTGTGTATCATATGTTCATCTTCCCTTGGCTTATCTTCACCATCTTTTATACCTACAGAATCATCAACTACTGATTTAACTTTTGATTCGATAGTCAACATACCGTTTTCACTAGTGACATTAATATCTTTTTTATTGAAACCCGCAAGTGCGACCTCAATATCAAATTTATTATCACCAGTCTTTACGATATTGTATGGTGGATAATTAGACCCTAAAAATGTTGGACCATCAAACATTGATTCAAAGTGATCGAATACATCATCAAATCCTACTGATAG